TCGATGATTACATATCACTGACCAAGAATAAGGGCGAGATAAAATTCGAGAACAACAGCAAGGATGAATTATCGACAATATTTTTGAGCATTTTGCAGATGTATAAGCAACATCTCATTTATCTCAACGCACAGGAAAATAGATACTTAGCCGAGCTGAGGGATGCGATGCTTCCGGATTTGATGAGCGGAAAATTGAGCGCGGAAAAGTGAGGGTACCCACACAGATAGTGTGGATTTTAAATGGCAGCAGTAACGGGAGGTGATGCCGATGGGAAAGCGAATCAGAGATATGACGTGGGAGGATTACAACATATCCCAGCATCGTTATTTAGAGTTATTCCATTTTTGCCTACAGTACAACGAAAAGAAGCAGCAGATCAAATATGGATTGAATGCGGTGGTAAATGATGGGATGCCACGCGGATCAACGATGGGGAATCCAACAGCGGCAGCAGGGCTTAGAAACGCAGAACTTCAGCATGATGTTGAGATTATCGAAAAGGCAGCAGAACAGACCAGCAAGGTGTTAAAGAAATATATCATCAAGAACGTAAGCGAAAATCTGCCCTACGAATACCTTGGACCGGTGCCGGTGTGCCGGAGAGATTTCTATGGATTCCGCAGACTGTTTTTCAGTAATTTGGATAAAATGAAAAAATAATTCATTTGGACCACTGAAACGGCGACCTACCTGTTATAATGAGTATAATGGGATTTCCCAGAAGAGACATCGGAGCGATTGCCCGGTGTCTTCTGTTTTTTCATGATATTTCCGGCCAGCGGTGAAACTAAGACGCTGGCAAAGGTTGTATTTAAAGGTGGGCAGCAATGACTCAAAAAGAATTTTACAAGAGCAGGGCATGGCGCAGGGCTAGGCAGGCCTACATAGATTATAGACTGGCCCTGGACGGTGGGCTGTGTGAGGTATGCGGCGAGGAGCTGGGGAGGATCGTGCACCACAAGATATGGCTGGACGACGAGAACTGCAACGACCCGGAGATCAGCCTGAACCCGAGGCTGTTCATGTACGAATGCCAGACCTGTCACAACCAAGAGCGGGACCCAAGGATCGCGGTTCCCGGTCGTGTATTATATGGACCGGACGGCGAGATCATTCGGAAGAACACAAGCTATTAACAGAGCCAGGAGCGCCTCTTAACAATGCGGACCACGCCTGGCCAGAATAAAAAACTCCCCCCATAAAAATCTATTTTTGTGAGGCCCAGGGGACCGAAGGGCGGGGTTTAAAAAAATCCTGAAAAAGAAGCGAGAGGGGTGAGGTATATGGCGAAACCTAAGAAAGAAACGCGGATCAAGAAGGAAAAAGAGCGATTAGCTGAAATCTTCAAGGACCTGGAACCGAACAAGCTGAGCACCTGCCAGGCCCTCATCGACCGCGCGGCTTTTATCACCATCAGCCTGCAGGACCTGGAGGAGCAGCTGAACGAGATCGGCTGGACGGAATACTACCAGAACGGCGAGAACCAGAGCGGCTGGAAAAAATCCGCCGCAGCTGACTGCCACATCAGCCTGACCAAGAACCTGAACGCGATCATCAAGCAGCTGCTGGATCTCGTTCCGGCGTCGCAGAAAAGCAGCCGCCTGGCGGAGATGATGGGCAGAAAATGACACCATACGCAAACTACATACAGGAGTATCACCACCAGATGCAGACCGGAGAGGTCACGGTCGGCCGGTGGATCAGGCTCCTGTACGACAAGATCACCGCGGGGCTCCGTGATGGTCTTTTTTATTTCGATAATGAAAAAGCCGACCGGGCGATCGAGTTCATCGAGACCTTCTGCCATCACTGCGAAGGCCGGGACGACCTGATCACCCTGGAGCTGTGGCAGAAGGCGACGATCTGCCTCATGTTCGGCATCGTGGACGAGGACGGCCTGCGGATCTTCCGCGAGGTGTTCATGGTGATGGGCCGAAAGAACGGCAAGAGCTTGTTCGCCTCGGCAATTATCGCATACGTGACCTACCTCGACGGCGAGTACGGCGCGAAGGTTTACTGCCTGGCGCCTAAGCTGGACCAGGCGGCGATCGTCTACGAGAACTTTTACAAAATGGTGGCCAAGGAGCCGGAGCTCAGCGCCCTGGCCCAGAAGCGCCGGTCCGACGTATACCTGGAGCTGACAAATACAAGCATAAAGGCCCTCGCGTTCAACGCGAAGAAATCGGACGGCTTCAACCCGCACCTCACGATCTGCGACGAGATCGCGAGCTGGCCCGCCGAGCAAGGTCTCAAGCAGTACGAGGTCATGAAGTCCGCGCTCGGAGCCCGGAAGCAGCCGATGATCCTGTCTATCAGCACTGCGGGCTACGTGAACGACGGCATCTTCGACGAGCTCATGGCACGAGCGACCGCCTTCCTCCTGGGCAACAGCGAGGAGCGGCGCCTGCTGCCTATCATTTACATGATCGACGACGTGACCAAGTGGGACGACCTGGAGGAGCTGAAGAAGGCGAACCCGAACATGGGCGTGAGCGTTTCCCCGGACTTCTTCCTGGAGGAGATCGCGATCGCGCGGAACAGCCTCAGCAAGCGGGCCGAGTTCCTCACGAAGTATTGCAACATCAAACAGAGCAGCACGCAGGCGTGGATACCCTACGACGTGGTGGACGCGGTGACGCGGGAGCACTACAGCCTGGAGGACTTCCGCGGCTGCTATTGTGTCGGCGGCATCGACCTGTCGCAGACCACCGACTTGACGGCCTGCTGCGTCGTGATCGAGAAGGGCGGGCGGCTTTACACGATCACGCAGTTCTTCATGCCGGCCAACAAGATCGACGAGCTGCAGGAGCGTGAGGGCGTCCCGTATCGGCTCTACGTCCAGAAGGGCCTGATTCAGCCCAGCGGCGAGCACTTCGTCGACTACCACGACTGCTTCAACTGGTTCACCCGTCTGGTGGAGGAGTTCGAGATCCTGCCGCTGAAGGTCGGCTATGACCGATACACCGCGCAGTATCTGGTGCAGGATATGGCCAGATATGGATTCCACATGGATGACGTGTACCAGGGCGAAAACCTCACGCCCGTGATCCACGAGTGCGACGGCCTCCTCCGGGACGGCACGCTGCAGCTCGGGTCGAATAATCTGCTGAAGGCTCACTTCCTGAACGTGGGCATGAAGCAAAATATCGAGAACCGAAAGATCCGCCCGGTCAAGATCGAGCAGCGGACGCACATCGACGGCTTCGTGGCCGTCCTGGACGCGCTGACAGTTCGCCAGAAATGGTACGACCAGATCGGGGATCAGTTAAAAAATGCAGCATAAGGAGAAACACATGGGAGCATTCGATTTTTTGTTTAAGCGACCCAAGAAGGAGACGGAGAGCCAGGTGAGCGGCTACTTCAAGATGATGGACGGCTACACGCCAGTGTTCAGCACCTACGACGGCGGCGTCTACGAGATGGAGCTAACGCGCGCCTGCATCCATACTTTCGCCAATCACTGCAGCAAGCTGCTCCCTAACGTGCAGGGCGCAGACCTGCGCGGGGTGAAGCGCCTGCTGGATGGCAAGCCGAACCCCTTCATGACGTCCGCGCAGTTCGTCTATAAAGCAGCGACGCTGTACGACGCGAAGAACACCTGCATTATCACCCCGGTGCTGGACAAGTTCGACCGGTTGGTCGGCTTCTACCCGGTCAACCCGTCACAGACGGAGGTGATCGAGGTGGACGGCGAGCCATTCCTGCGCTATCGCTTCAAGAGCGGCGACTGGGCAGCGATCGAGCTGAGCCGCTGCGGCCTCGTGAGCAAATACCTCTACAACAGCGACCTGTTCGGCGAGGACAACAAGGCCCTGCACCCCACGATGCAGCTGCTGAATATGCAGAACCAGGGCATCATGGAAGGCATCAAAAACAGCGCCAGCTTCCGGTTCATGGCGACCGTGAACAACTTCGCCAAATCGGCCGACCTGGCCAAAGAGCGCAAACGGTGGACAGATGAGAACCTGGGCGCCGACTCTGGCGGCCTGGCCCTTTTCCCGAACACCTACGCCAACGTGCAGCAGATCCAGAGCGCGGCCAAGGTCGTCGACCCTGAACAGATGAAGCTGATCCAAGAGCGCGCGTACAATTACTTCGGAACGAACGAGACGATCCTGCAGAACAAGGCCTCCGGCGATGACTGGGGCGCCTACTACGAGGGCAAGATCGAGCCCTTCGCGCTGCAGCTGTCCCAGGCGATGACCTGCATGACCTACACGGAGGCGGAGCGCAACCGCGGGAACGCGATCGTGTGGAGCGCGAACCGGCTGCAGTACATGACGAACCAGGACAAGCTGCAGGTGAGCTCGCAAATGTTCGACCGCGGCATCCTGAGCACGAACGACGTCATGGATATTTGGCAGCTGCCGCACGTCCCGGACGGCGACAAGCGCTACATCCGCAAGGAATACATCGAGATCACCCAGCTGGACCAGGTGGCCAAGCTCCAGAGCGAGCTGCAGGCTGCGCAGGCGCAGCTGGCCGCAAACAATACACCTGCGCCGCCTGAAGGCGAGCCCGACGAGAATGAGGAGGTGGCCAAAGATGACCCCGACCAGCAAGACCAAACTGAAGAATGAGCGGCAGATCCGCACGCTGCAGGTGATCCTGCCCGCAGCTGAGACTTCCGCCAAGCGCATCGACTCGAACTACTACGTGGAGGGCTACGCTGCCCGCTTCGAGCCGTATGTGCTTTTTGAGATGGACGGCGAGCCCATATATGAGCGCTTCGAGCCCGGCTGCTTCGACGGCTGTGACATGAGCGACGTGATCTTCCAGCTGAACCACGAGGGCACAGTCATGGCTCGCCAGAGCAACGGCTCCCTGATCGTGGAGGTGGACGACAATGGCCTGTTCACTGCTGCCGACCTGGGCAGAACCGAGGCAGCCCGGAGGCTGTACGAGGAGATCAGCACCGGCATGATCACCAAGATGAGCTGGGGCTTCATCATTGGCGAATACCACTACGACGTGGACAGACGGACCATCGTCCACACGAAGGTCAAGAAAATCTTCGACGTGTCGGCCGTGTCTATCCCGGCCAACCAGAACACAGAAATCAACGCGCGCAGCTGGGCCGACGGAGTGATCGACCTAGCAGCCCGGAGTGAGGCAGCGCTTGACGAAAGACGCCGCAAACTGCGTCTCAAAATAATTTTAGGAGGAGTCGACAATGAGAATTGACGAGATCAACACCCGCCTCGCTGCTATCCAGACCGAGCTTGAAACTGCAACCGGCGAACAGCTGACCGCACTGGAGCAGGAAGTGGAGCAGCTGACCGCTGAGCGCAAGCAGATCCAGAACGAGGCACAGACCCGCCAGCAGCTGCGGGATAACATCGCAGCCGGACTTGTTACCGGCCAGACTATTGAGAACCATGAGGAGGAAAACAACATGGACCAGAACAGAACTTTTACTCTTGAATCCCCCGAGTACAGAAGCGCATACCTGCGCTACCTTCGCGGCGAGGAGATGAGCGACGTCGAGAAGCGTGCCTTCACCTTCCTGACCACCAACACCAGCAAGCCCCTGCCGACCGTGATGCAGAACCGCATTATCGACCTGATCGGCGAGGCGCACCCCATCGTGGCGGACGTTTACCCGATGAACTCCGGCACCTCTATCAGCATTCCCGTGGCTAAGAGCATCAAGGCGGACGCAGGCAAGACCGCGGAGGGCGCGGCAGCGAGCGAGCTGGAGATCGAGTTCAGCAGCGTGGATCTGTCCGGTGATGACTACACCGCAAATGTGAAGCTGTCCTACAAGATGGCGCTCATGGCGATCGACGCATTTGAGGACTACCTGATCACCCAGATCTCCGAGCGTATCGGTGCGAAGCTGGCAGCGGATATCGTGGCCAACATCAAGGCCCAGATGAACGCAGCGAACAAGGTGCAGACCGGTGTGAACTACGCGAACCTGTGCGCAGGCTTCGGCGCGCTGAAGCGTGTCGGCGCTGTCGTAGTATACGGAACCCGCAAGGGCGTATACGAGAAGCTGGTGGGCATGGTTGATAGCAACAAGCGCCCGATCTTCCAGCAGCCTATCACTGAGGCAGCAGCAGGCAGAATCCTGGGCGGCACCATCAAGTTCGAGGACGCTGTGGGCGACACTGAGCTGCTGATCGGTGATCCGAAGAAGTACGTGCAGAACATCGTGTCCGGCGTGATTATCGAGTCCGATAAGGATATCGACAACCACAAGCTGACCATCTCCGGCTACACCTGCCAGCAGGGTGTCCTGACCGACGACAAGGCCTTCGCACTCGTAGCAGAGGCAGCAGCAGGCTGAGACTGACCACCTGGCGGGGCCTAACAGCCCCGCCTGTTTATTAGGAGGACCACATGGCGGAGCAGAGCACTATTGCTAAGATCAAAACCAGCGTGCGGATCAGTCACTCCAAGCTGGACAGCGACGTGGCCGGCTGCATCGACGCCTGCAAGGCCGACCTGACGGTCTGCGGCATCAAGGCAGACGACGAGACGGACGCGCTGATCTACAGCGCGATCAAGCTGTACTGCAAGGCAGAGCTGACCGACGACACCGGCAAGGCGGAACACTTCCGCGTGAACTATGACGCGCTGAAGGCGTGCCTGATGATGGCGGAGGGCTACGGCTGGCAGGAGGGAGACGGCAGCGATGAATGAGATCCTGACCCTGATCCTACCCACCCAGACGGTGGACGAGTACGGCGACCCGGTGGTCACTGAGGAGCGCCGGGAGGTGTACTGCAGCCTTCGCAGCGTAGGCCAGAAGGAGTTCTACCAGGCCCAGGCTGTCGGCTTCCAGCCGGAGCTGAAGTTCGTCCTGGCGGACCATTTGGACTATCAGGGCGAGCCGATCGCGGAGCACAACGGCACGCGCTACCGCGTGCTGCGAATCTTCCGCACCGGGCAGGAGCTGGAGCTCATCTGCTACCGGGAGGTGAATGCCTCATGAGCGTGCCGAAGTCTGTCGTGCGCTTTAAGAAGGACGGCGTGACATACACGAGCTCTGTGGACCGCGCCGCCTACACTATAGTGGAGCTGACACGCGCAGCCATGCGAGACGTGGGGAAGTTCCTCGCCAGAACCGCGAACAGCGAGGCGATGAAGCTGCCCGGCTTGAAAAAGAGCCGACGCGTCCGCGGCCGCACGTCGACGTTCCTCTACAACGTGCCCTGGGCGAAGGCCGGCCTGCCGCATCTGGAGGTCGGAGTGACACACGGCACCTGGTACGGAGAGCATCAGGAGCTGGGCACAAGCAAACAACCGAAGCGCCAGATTCTTCGGAACAGTGCGAACGGGAACATTGCCAAGATCATCGAGATCGAGAGCCAGTACCTGAGCGCCCTGGAGGACGAGGCGAAGGCGCTGAGCCTTATCAGCGAGGAGGAATACAGCGGAGGAGGTGAGGACGGATGAGCAAGACCGCAGCCCTGCGGAAGCTGATCACAGAAAAGCTAAACACCACGGCAGGCGGGACGTATCACCGGACCGCACCGAAGGACGCGCAGATGCCATACAAGGTTTACACGCTGAGCAGCGTGGCCTTCCCGGACAGCGCCCGCGACGACTTCGAGCTGGAGGTGGATATTTGGGGCCGAGTGGCGGACCTGAAAGCGGTGGAGAAGATCGCCGACGAGATCGAGCAGATCTTCAACGACGCGACGCTGCCCAGCCCCCCGATTTATCCGACTTTTTTCCGGGAGAACCGCTACACGCTGGACGACCCGGACAAGACACTGACACACATCCAGCTGCGCCACCTGGTGCAGCTCTATGAAACGGAGGTATAAACCATGGCTAAGATTTACACCGGAGCTGCTCAGGTTACTGACGAAGATATCCGCTATCTTAAGTGGGTAGGCAAGACCAAGGGCGGCAAGCCGTTCCAGATCGAGCTGGAGAAGGCGATCTGCCGCTCCAACCCGGATTGGAAATTCGAGGAGAAGAACGAGACCACCGCGGAGGTGGAGTTCGAGGGCCTCTATGATGACGAGAAGCTCGCAGCCGATGACCTGACCGAGCCCTGGAAGCTGACCGGTCTCGACGGGATCGAGGCAGGAAACACTGAGATCATCCTCGGCGTGGGCAAGTTCTACATCGGAAAGACGAGCGCGGACGCGCAGCTCGTGGGACTGACCCGCGGCGGCGGCTCGTTTGTGGTAGAGCGCGAGTACAGAGATATTAGCGCAGACGGCGATCCCGGATCTGTGGCTGGTCGTGTCCTGAAAGACACCGGCCGCCCGAAGATGAAGCTCGTCGCGCTGCAGTGGCTGACCAAGGTGTCCAGCCTGTACTCCTGCATGAAAGAAGTGACGGCGTAAGAGAAGGGCGGCCTGGTGCCGCCCTTATTTTTGAATCTGGAGGATATAATCCATGCGAAAATTAGAGACTGGCGACGTGTTCGCCCTCTGCCGCTGCCTGAAGAAGCTCGGCGTTAAGGAAAAATTTCAGGAGGTCGCCAAAGAAGCGAACACTGCAGAGGATATCTGGGACCGTGGCTTCGATCTCGTCTGGGAGCTATTTGACGTGGCCACAGAAACAACCGGAGAGACGGAGCTGTGCACGTTCCTGGCGCGTCCGTTCGAGATGACCCCGGAAGAAGTGGCGCACCTGCCCGTTGACGAGCTGATCAGCAAGCTGAAGCAGCTCGCTGAGGAGAACAACCTGCTGACTTTTTTCAAATATGCGGCCAGGCTGATGAAGTAGAGCTTCTCGACCTGCTGCTGCACAGATACCATAATATCGACTACGTTCTGCAGACTGACGTGACCACCGGCCTGGCGCTGATCGTCAAGGCGATGGAGAAGGAGCGCGACGAGCGGCTTTTCCAACAATGGACGGCGCAGCTGTCCGTGATGGCCTACTCAGGTCAATATGTTAGTTTTGCAGATTATAAGGCACGAGTGACCGGCGCGAACATCGACCGACGCAGCACTGCGGAGATCATGCAAGAGCTGGATGAGCTCGAAAAGCAACTACAGGAAGGAGGAGCGGAAAATGGCGCTTGAAATCTTCCGATTGATCGGCTCCGTGTTCGTGGACACGGATCAGGCCGAGAAGTCCCTGAAAAATACAGACAAGCAGGGCGAGAAGACGGCCAGCACCCTCGGCAGCAAGCTCGCGACCGGCGCCAAGGCGGCCGGGAAGGTGGCCCTGGGTCTCGGATCTGCGGCAGCTGCTGCGGGCACGGCGCTCTATGGCGTGGCGATGAACGCCGCGGGAGCGATGGACGAGATCGACAAAGGGTCCGCCAAGATAGGCATCTCGAAGCAGGCCTATCAGGAGTGGGGCTACGTCCTCGGCCAGAACGGAATGGATATTAGTAAGCTAGAGGTCGGCATGAAAACCCTGGTGTCCAAGATGGACGGGGCTTCCAAAGGCACAAAATCAGCGCAGGAGAGCTTCGAGAAGCTCGGCGTGTCGATCTATGACGCGAACGGAAAGCTGAAAGACCAGGAGACCATGATGAACGAGGCCATGTATGCCCTCGCGAACATGGAGAACGGCACCGAGAAGGCGAGGCTAGCCACGGAGCTGTTCGGCAAGGCCGGCGTGGAAATGATGCCCATGCTGAACGGCGGCGCGGAAGGCATGAAGGCGCTCACCGATCGGGCGCACGAGCTTGGTCTGGTCGTGTCCGATGAAGCGGTCACCGCCGGCGTGGTGCTGGGCGACACCCTCGACGACGCGAAGCAGAGCTTCAGCGCAATCATGAGCAAGATCGGCATCGAGTTTATGCCAATTATACAGAGCCTGCTGGACTGGTTCCTCGCTCATATGCCCACTATACAGGCGATCTGCTCGACTGTGTTCAACGCCCTCGGCGCTATCGTGAGCTGGTTCGGTGGGATCATCAGCTCACTGACCGGGAAGCTGTCGGAGTCTGGCTTCAGCTTCCAGGGCCTGATGACCAAAATGCAAACGCTGTTCACGTCCACGATGAACGTGCTGCGCACGATCTGGACCACGGTCGGCCAGCCTGTTTGGAGCTTCATCAAGCAGGCCGTTCAGCTCGTGGCCGGCTACTTCCAGGAAAAAATGCCCGCGATCAAGGAGTTCGTGCGCGGAGCCTTCCAAGATATCAAGAACATTTGGGAGAATAACCTGAAGCCCGCGCTCACAGCGATCGGAAACTTCATCAACAACGTGCTGGCCCCGGCGTTCAAGCTCGTGTTCAACCACATCATCAAGCCCGCCGTGGACGCCTGCTTCCGAGGCATCGCTCAGCTGTGGAACAACTCGCTGAAGCCGATCCTGCAGGGCATTCTGGACTTCGTCACCGGCGTGTTCAGCGGCAATTTCTCGAAAGCTTTCTCTGGCATCGTGAAAGCTGTCGGCGGCATCATGGACGGGCTGAAAACTGTCGTAAAAACTCCAGTGAATGCCGTGATCAACATCCTGAACGGCTTCCTGAAGGGCATCAACAAGCTGAAGTTCCCAGACTGGGTGCCGGGCGTAGGTGGTAAGGGCATCAACATCCCGATGATCCCGCTCCTGGCTGAAGGCGGCGTCCTGGCTCGTGGCCAGGTCGGACTGCTGGAGGGCAGCGGCGCCGAGGCTGTCGTGCCCCTCGACCAGAACAAGCGCTGGGTGAACGCAGTGGCGCAGGATATGGACCAGGCGATCGGAGGCGGCTCCGGCGGCCAGATCGCGGCGCTGCTGGCTGACATTCTCGCAGCGATCGAGGAGCTGACAGGCATGGGCATCTATCTGGACAAGGACGCGCTCGTGGGCGGGCTGGCGAAGCCGCTCGACCGTAAGCTCGGCCAGCTCCAGGCTGCGAAAGCGAGGGCATAAACATGGCAAGAGGCACAGATTTCGGAGGCGTGCACAGCTTCACCGACCTGCACCTGATCCAGCAGAGCGTGGAGGTGTCACCCGCTGAACCCAAGATAAATTTGATTGACATCCCCGGCGCGGACGGCTCGAAGGACCTCTCCGAGCAGCCCGCTGGCCGGGTCGTTTACAAGTCCCGAAAAATCACCTGGACGTTCGCGCTGTACCCTGGCGACAAGTGGGACGAAAAGCACGCGCAGGTGAGCAACGCCCTGAACGGCCGGCGCTGTCGCATCACGCTGAGCACGGACCCGGACTTCTACTACGAGGGCCGCGTGGCCGTGAAGAAGTACAAGAGCGACGGCTGGCTGCACCAGATCACAGTGGAGGCGACCTGCCACCCGTACAAATTCAAGCAGCACGAGACGACCGTCACCGCAGAGCTGGGCGCGGACTACGTGACGCTGCAGCTGCCCAACAGCAGGCGCGTCGTGGTGCCGACCATCGAAGTGACGACTGACGCCACCATCCAGTGGGGAAATTCGTCCTTCGGGCTGTCTGCCGGCAGCCATCGGGTCCTCAGCGTCGAGCTGCAGGAAGGCCAGAACGCGCTGGCGGCTAGGGCCAACGCAGGCACCGGCTCCATCACTGTCACCTACCAGGAGGGATCGCTGTAATGTACCAGATTTTTTTCGACGAATATCCTATATATGATCCGAGAGATGAAAAATTTACTATTCGTATGTCTGACGTACATCTCGCGGTTGGGGAGGCAGGAAGCGTAGCTTTCACCATTGATTCAGACCACCCGTATGCCGGTCAACTCACTAAAATTAAAGGCATTGTGACGCTGAAAGCGGACGGATTATCAATCTTCAAGGGGCGAATTAGAAAAGACACAAGGGGATTCAATTTATCTAAGGAGATTGAAGTGGAGGGGTTACTTGCTTGCCTAAATGACAGCATAATCCCTCCGTTTGATTTTCCGAATGACTGGGCGGGCGATGCAGATTACAATGCGGCAGCAGCAACGGGAAATGTTGTGGAGTTTTTCTTGGAGTGGTTATTGGATCAACACAACAGTCAAGTGGGAGTGGCTCAGCAGATTACACTTGGCACTGTAACGGTGACAGATCCCAATAACTATATCAGTAGAGCATCCAGTGACTATAGCACGACTATGGAAGTAGTGCGACAGAAATTGGAGCGTACACTTGGTGGCTATCTGTTGGCTGATTATAGTGGAGACACGCCGATACTTCACTACTATGCGGACCTGCCATTGGTCAATATTCAGGAGGTGGAATACGGAGAAAACTTGCTGGATCTTGTGCAGGAGGTTGATGCTGCGGACACATATACAGCTATTTTCCCAGTAGGCGCGGACGGCCTGACCATTTTGTCTCTCCCTGATGGGGAGATATCCCCAGGATACATCAAAGCAGGAAATATTATCTATAGCCAGAGCGCAGAAGAAACATACGGTTCTCGCATTATTCGCCGGGTAAAATGGGATGACGTGACGGTAGCAGAAAATCTGCGAACGAAGGCGCTGGAGCGACTCATTACAGAGGGAATTATGCTTGCACAGACTATCACTGTGAAAGCGGTTGATTTAGGTGGTGAAGATATTTCGCGCTTCATGGTGGGGCGATATGTGCGACTGAAGAGTTCTCCTCACGGATTTAGTGCAGTGTATCCACTGACTGAGCTGGAACCTAATATCCTAGATCCCGGAGATACCAATATCACACTTGGCGAAAAAAGGCGGTCGATGATAGATACCAACGCCACAGAAAAAAACAGTTTTGCTCAAGAAGTGGGGAGGCTTGAACTGGATTTTAACAAGAAGATCGAGGATATTGATGATTTCAGCGAAGATTTAGACCTAATCAGACAGGAAATCACCAACAGCTACACCAAAGCAACACAGACCGCCCAAGATATTGTATTTGAAGCGGTTTCGGAATACACAAAGACTTCCGATTTTGAAACATTCAAAAATTCAATGACAACATTGTTTGAACAAAACTCGGAAGTATTTTTGATGACATTCCAGACGCTGCAGGAGCGTGTGAAGAATGTTGAAGGTGATATGCAGTCTGAATTTACGGAAATCAAGAAGTATATTCGATTCGTTAATGGTTCTATTGTGCTTGGCGAAGAAGGCAATCAGATTGTGTTGACGATTGAAAATGACCGCATTTCATTTTCGCAGAACAATGTTGAGGTTTGCTATATCAGCAATGCAAAAATGGGCATTCGTGAAGTGCAAATCACCGAACGTGCAAACATTGTCGGTCTTGATATTTACTATGCATCCAATGGATCAATTTGTATCAATTAGGGGGTGAGAATATGGCAACATTTAAAACAGCCGCCAGCAATGGCATATATGCAAAGCTGGTGATCACAGAGCAAAGCCAGAGTATTGAAAACAATACAACAACCCTCAAATGGGAAGTGTATATGTGGAACACTACCGCTTCTCCGAATTGGTATATGTACGATCAGCACAACATTTTCCGGGTGAAGATTAACAATGTTTCTGTGCTTGATACAAACGATTTCGGAAGGGTTAGCTTGCAGTATGAGCAGACAGAAAGCACTGCAAGACTGATCACCAGCGGAACAACAGTTATTGCCCACGAAACGGATGGCACAAAGAAATCCGTTCCCGTGTCCTTCTACGCTGCGCAGGGGTGGGAATATGCGTATGTGTGGGAGACATCTGGAACGATGAATCTGACCACTATTGCGAGAGCATCACAGCCCACATTGTCGGCATCCAGCGTAACGCTTGGCAGTCCTGTCACGATATACACAAACCGGGCTTCAACTGGCTTCACGCATACTTTGGAATATTCGATAGGTTCTGCGTCTGGAACGATTGCTTCTGGTGTCGGTGATCGTTATGACGATTGGAAACCTTCAAAGGAACTGGCAAGACAGTTTCCGAATGCGCAATCCGGCACGGTGACAATCACCTGCAAAACTTATAACGGATCAACGCTTATCGGCTCAAAGACAGTCTTGCTGAATGTCAAGATTTCTTCGGATATGATTCCTTCCGTATCGGCAACCATTTCCGAAGCGGCAAGCATTCCGTCTGGCATAACCGGATACATCAAGTCACGAAGTAAGCTGAAGATCACTGTATCGGCATCGGGAATCTACGGGTCAACGATCAAGTCGTACAAGATCACTGCGAATGGAGCGACCTATACCGCTACTCCGGCAGTCACCGGATATTTAACCACAGAAGGGACGAACACCATCACTGTGACGGTAACGGATAGCCGAGGACAGTCAAAGACTTACTCGACCACTGTAACAGTCCTTGATTACAGTCCGCCGAGAGCTGATATGGTTAATGCGTTCAGAGCAAATTCGTCTGGGGTTTCTGACGAAGAAGGCTCTTATATGATGGTGGAAGTCGTCAGTACGATCACTTCACTAGGCGGTGCGAACGGACGATCCGTAACTGTCGAAACGCGTCCATCGGGCGGTAGCTGGACTTCTCGAGAAATTTATGTATCTGATGGTTATGAAGGATTTGCGTCTTGGACGCATGGAGGAACTATATGGGTCGACACCGCAACCAGTTATGAAGCTAGAGTGCGAGTCTCAGACAGCTTCGGCAGTTCGTCTTACTATTATGCCACAGTCAGCACCGCATCTATCTTGATGAACATCCATGTTGGCGAGAACGGTGTGAAAGACGGTATGGCAATCGGTAAGATGGCTGAGAAGGCGAAGACCGTACAGTTGGGGTGGGATTTGGAAGTATTCGACCAGCCTGCCAACACTGTCCTTGCCGCACCGAATGGGTCGGATGGAGTGGCGCAGTTTAGGAAGTTGAGTGAAACAGACATAGATCCAGCTTGGCTACCTACTCAAATTTACCCGAGCGGTGCTGGGTGGTATCGTATATTTACAAGTCAGGCATCGGCGACTGACGCATCTGGTCTAACGGCGGTCGAATTTAAACTAGGCAGAACATACAATTCACCTCGAAATGAGATTTATCAGTTCGCCATTTCGGTCAGTTATGCTGGTAATATAGACATTACCCAGTTGTCTGGCGATATTGGTGGTCATCTGATTACTAAAATCCGTGTACTTAGAGCGTCTAGTAAGATTTTTTATATCGACTTCTATGCGAATGCGGGAGCGTCAAACTACGAGAATTCATATTATGTTTATGGTATCTGTGGTCACGGTACATTTTGTGCGCCAACCCCTGCTACTATCCCCGATGGATATAGTGCAGTTGAGTTTGATACGGTAAATGGGTGTAAAAATAATCGTGGCTTTACTGGTAATTTGTATGGTAATGCGACTTCTGCTACTACTGCTGGATATGCTACAAATGCTGGCGATGCATCGTGGGCTACTCATTCTGGACGTATGCTGGTTAACGATATCCGTGATACTAGCGGTATCCCTACACAATATTATGGACAGTCGTTAACTGCATTTTTCAACAATACAGACCTTCCGCCCGGGTTACTTAACTGGAAATCTGGCATTCATGTCAAGGGATGGAGCAGTGACTACGCCGCATGGGAATTAGTATCTGAATCTACTGATAGATATAACGTCGATGGTGCGCTATATTTCAGGCGTGGAGCCAATGCAAGTTGGGGGTCGTGGCATATGATCGAGTCTGCTGTTAGTTCCTCCTTTATGTCAGGTACTTCGGGCATTTGGCACTACGTTAAGTACGCTAGCGGTCTCGCCATGTGCTGGGGTAATACAGGTATCTGCAATACAGACTTCACCGCAACATGGAGTAGTTGGTATATACACGATTATCTATTCCCTGCCCAGAGATATCCGTTTGACTTCGTGGCAAAACCACAAGTATTCGCAAGTCAAGGTAAAGGCGGAACTACCAAATGTGATTGGGCGATATACTCAGGTGGCGATGCAGGTGGATATTCTGATACTCAGTATTCTCCGGTATACAGTGTATTCCGACCGAAGACCACAGGAGCAACTGTTAACCTGTCACTAGATCTCTTTGCAATAGGAAGGTGGAAGTAATGAAGATATTTGACAAACTCGGAAATGAACTGAATGAAGCAGACCTTGATCTGGAGCGTGGGCGATTAATTCCGACAAATCGAATCAAGCCTGATGCAAAGCCTGTCGATGATAAAACCAAATTCGCTTACGAGGACGATGACTACGAAGATATTCTTCAGTATGAAGTACCTGACGAAGCGGAGTGGTTGGAACGACAGATCGATACATTCAAACGGGAACTGGCTGACACCGACTATCACATTCTGAAGGTGGTAGAGGGAGTAAAAAGCCTTGCTGAGTGTGCTGAGGTCATGCTGAAGCGTAAGGGATGGCGATCAAAAATCAACGAACTGGAAGCACGGCTTGCCAAGTTGAAAGGCGGTGCATCATGATTTCTGCGTGGAACTTAATAGGATTGTGCCTGTGTCCGCTTCGGTGGGCTTTTTTGTTTGCTCAGCATTTAAAGTAAGAGATGAACCCAACCGGGTTGATCATACAAAAACAGGAGGAGAAGAGTAATGAAAGCATGGATTTTGTCCCAGAAGGGACTCAGCACCGCTGTCGGTTTGGTCGGCAGCGCAGTTGCATCGTGGTTTGGAGGATGGACAACCTCCCTGACCACACTGCTCATTGTGATGGGCATTGATTATTTGACTGGTTTGATCGTTGCTGGAGTATTTCACAAATCACCGAAGACGGAGAATGGAGCACTGGAGAGCCGCGCCGGATGGAAAGGGCTTTGTCGCAAGGGAATGACCCTGCTGATCGTACTTATTGCCTGCAGGTTGGATCTGATTGCAGCCACAATGTTCGGCACCGGACCGCACTTTGTGAGAGATGCGGTGATCATTGCATATATTGTGAATGAAGTGATCTCGATCATTGAAAATGCCGGTCTTATGGGAATGCCGATCCCGAAGGTGTTCACCAGGGCAATCGAGATTCTCAAGAAGAGAGCTGAGGAAGAACTTCCCGCAGAAATGAAGGAGGAAAAAGATCATGAAGAGAATCTGTCTTGATGCCGGTCACTACGGCAAAGTAAACGTGTGCCCAGCCATCCCGGAATATTACGAGAGTGAGCGGATGTGGGACCTGCATCTGCTCCTGAAAAAGAAGCTGGAAGCCTACGGTTTTGAGGTAATCACCACCCGCACCGATCAGACTGCAGATATGGCGCTCACCCAGCGCGGAAGGACGGCAGCAGGATGTGACCTGTTTATTTCCATGCACAGCAACGCGACAGCCGGTTATATAATGAACGATGCAGTTGACTATGTTGTGGCTATTGCACAGCTCAACGGCAGTGCAGATGCGATCGGAGAGAAACTGGCAGCAGTTGTCGCAAAGACAATGGGAGTAATGCAGGGTAGCCGTGTTTCTCATCGTTACTATGACGAGAATAGAAAAGATGAAGATTATTACGGAGTCCTTCGCGGCTCTGCGGAAGTTGGTACGCCCGGTATCTTACTGGAGCATTCCTTCCACACCAACACCCGCATCGTGCGCTGGTTGTTGGACGACAATAATCTTGAGAAGCTGGCGCAGGCGGAGGCTGATCTGATCGCTGAATACTTCGGCATTCTTCCGGAAGAGATCCCGATCACGATTGAGAAGCTGGACGGCTCTCTGAAGGTGATCTACACAGGCGCGGATGGTGTCAATGTTCACAACACTCCGGACTTTGAGGAGGCAAGCGTGAACTACAACTACGGTCCCGTGGGACCGGCAACCGCACATGGTAGCGAGTTCACTGTGACCGGCATTGCAACTCTTGGCAATGGCTCTAAGATGTATTGCCTGCTCAGTGGTCTGTACATCACCGCAGCCGAGAAGTATGTGGAGTTCGCTCCTGCAGAGAAGCCCTATGAACCTTGGTTTGCGAAGGTGGTCAATGCCGAGGCACTGAACGTGCGGGAGACTCCTAACGGCGAAGTAATCGACCAGCTGCAGGCGGTGGTTGTGATCGGCGAAGAGCCGGACAGTGACGGCGACATCTGGTATAAGGTGCGCTGTGGAGGCCTGACCGGGTATGTTTGGCCGGGGTATGTGAGCAAATAAGAGGCCTAAACATCCAGGGTTCCTTCCTTATTTTAAATGTATCGTAGATATATAATAGCTTATAGCTTGCATGGTAATAAGTATAGCCCCACTCGTAAGTCA